TTAGCGTCATATGTAGATATAATCTCTCGATTATCATTTATCTTAAGGTACTCTATATAATCAGAGTACTCCTCGGCCATTTTAAGAGCCTTAGGGAGCACCAAATCATCTGACTTGGGTAAACCCTTGTAAGAAGCACGATATGCGCTTAGAACGGCTTTATTTGGCTCTATTTCAACACTCTGTGCAAGCTCCTGACAGAACTTCTCCTGCTGTGCGGAAGAAGGTCTACTTTTATCCCATACGACATAGTCTTTATGGAATTCTTCAGGCTGTAACAGATATTCGTGAATCATAGTTCCACGAGCTAATTGGCGACCTGTTTCACCTTCAGCTTTACCTGTTAGCATAGAATGTAAATAGGCTGGCCCTTTCTTCAAGAACCAGCCTATGTTCGAATTAGATATTCTTGTATTGTCTGAGTAGTAGTTTTCTGTTAAATCATTCATAGTATCTCCATTTAAAACCAGCACAATGATTACGTTTACCAACACAGCATGCAGAAATATTACTATTCTCTATGCCATAATAGTTAGCAGCATCAGTTATACTTTCCCAACGTTTTATTTCATTCATGTCTAAATCATATTGAATAATTTTTCTATTAGTTTTTTTGCGTCTTAAATGAATATCTTTATATGTATTATTATATTCGTAAGAACACCATTCTAAATTAGATACATTATTGTTTCGTTGATTTTCATCTTTATGATTTACACATGGAAGATTTTCAGGATTATCTATAAAAGCATTTGCAACAAGCCTATGAACTAAAGTTGTTTTACTTTTTCCATTTTTTGCTAATGCAACGTATGCATACCCATATGTTGTATGATTCTGCTTTAATATTCTACCCTTAAGCTTCTGGTCAGTATAATTAACTGATCTTCCGAATTTTACTTTTATAATTCTATCTAATGATCTTACATTGCCAAAACTACTAACTTCATATATACCTTCATATCCATTAATTGGTTTCCAGATTTCTTCCATTTCTTATTATATTTAATGTTATCGTCATAATAACGTATAATGTAATGAATCTGGTTTCATACGAGTCATGTCCTCGTAATAAGGTACAGTTATCTCCATATTACTTTACAGATAAGTTCATGTCATTAAATAACTCTTCAAATGTATCCTTAGGATTTTCATTTATCTCTTCAGCAAATGAACTTACATTATCAAAGCTAATACAACCAAAGCGACTAACAATGAAATCAAGTACAGACTTAACCTCATCTTTGTCGTTAAGACGATCTTCGAGTATAGATTTAATCAACTCTTTGTTCATCTCATCAAACTCTCTCCAATAACGGATTCGTGAGCACCTATCTATAAGGAATTCACTAATCATATCATCATTGTTACATGTGAACAGCATCAACTTTCTACCAGAAGAATTGATACCGTCGAGAATCTTCAAAAGATAACTATCGTCATAATCTTCACCAAGCTTGTCTATCTCATCAATGATAACACAGACGTCTATGTCTTCAAGCAAATTAAACAACTTACATAGAATACTTGGATAAAGTGACTTATCTATCAAAATGATAGGGAGATTTGAATCTAAAGCGATTTTCTTACACATCACAGTCTTACCAGAACCTTTGAGTCCAGATAACATAACGCCAGTAACCTCGTCTTTAGACTTCTGAAAGCGATTAAGAATCTTCTTCATAAACTTATCATCACTTTCACTTGAATACACCTTCTCTGGTAATTTCAGACTTGGTGCTTCAGATAAAGTAAGCTTTTCTTCATACCTGTCGTAGCTTACTGTGTAAACTGATCCAGGTTGTAGGTTATAGTCTAATCCTTCAGTATTAAACTTAAACGAAATACTATTACCTACCTTTATAAACTTACTGTTATTGTTTTTCTTTTCCATAATTCTTTTGACTTAAAAGTTCTTGAATCATTTCATCTACTTGCTTATGATTTCTCACAAGATAACACTTCATTTTACTTCTGTGTTGTTTCAAGTAGTATTTGAACAGTTTCCATCTTAGAGGAAAACTATCACCCATCAGGCCTTTACATTCTACAACAAAACCCTTTCCTATAAAGTCTGGAAGATATGTCATAGCGCGTATTTTCTCCTGATTGTACTCGAATTTTGGTAAGAGAGTGAAATGCTTTGGCTCATATTCTACTGGTATTCCAGCTTTCATAAAAGCTTCATAAGTATAGCATTCGAGTTTGCTACGGAAATGCAGACCATACTTATCGACCTTAGTCGCATTTCTAACTCTCCCTTTAGATTTTTGTGGCATACTCAACAAAGTTTATACCGTTCTTATTCTTAGCAAAACCTGCGTTAAGTATTTCTACTCCACTCTTATCAGATACCGTTACATATTCTGTATCGCTACCTTCTATATATCGTATGCGGCCATTCTTCATCTTTATAGTTGGAGATGTTTTATACATTAGAGTAAACCCTAACATACCTCCAATTATTCCGAACGAAATAGCCAGAATCAATGTTTCAATCATACTTCTTTAATGTTTGTGAAAGCCAATCTTTTACAGTATTAAAGCCATTAGCTTTTACTGCATCTGATATGTCTTTCGATTTAAACTTCTTATGAACGAAGAAAGCATCAAATTTATACTCTTTACTATATTTGCGAGCTCTCAATATTCCTGTTTGGTCTCTATCATATAGTATAAGAATATGTTTCCATTTACTCCTCAATGATTTAATAACATTATCTGGAATAAATGTTGTTTCGCTTGAAGCTGCGATTGCATTATAACCCATCTCATATAAACACATAACATCTTTTAAAGACTTAGTGATTATCAAGAGATTACCTCCATCCTTAGGCAACTCGGCTAATCCCTGAACATACTCATTTGTCAAATTCGTACGCCATTTAGTATACTTGGATGCTAAAGGTCGATAAATCTTAAATCTATCATATACCTTATATGCATACATAGGATTAGTTTCTTTGTAGGTTCCTCTGACGACTCTATTACAAAGAAAGTATTTAATGCTAAACACTTGATATTTCTTTAACGTATCAAGTGAGATATGGAATTGTTTCCAATATCTTTTATCTATATCTGTGAACGGTTGTCTAACGATTCCTATATCCATAACATTACTTACGTTTTGGGTGTAAGTCTGTTGACGTATAGACATATTAGGGTTCATTTTACGAACTATCCTCAGTAATTCCCTTTCAAACTCTTCTCTCGTTTCTATTCCTTTGATTAACTTAACGAATTTTAGAGCATTACCTCCATCTCCAGTACCGTGGTCCTTGAAGAACAATCCGCCTTGTTTACCTCGGAATATAGCAAAAGAGGGGTTCCTATCATCATTCCTTAACGGGCTGTTGATAAGTTTCCCTATTTTTATACTACCTAAGTAGTATGTATAGATACTTTCGTCATCCAACATGGACAACAAGTCTTTAAGACTCATTGTAATTGCTGTTTTTGTACTATACATTTGACTTATAAGTTCTTGTTAGTGTAGGTATCATGAGAATCGAACTCATGCTTGTTCCAAAATACCTCCAAGGTTCTACCAACCTTTCTTTTTACGAATCCTATTATAGGATAATCTTAGAAAGTCTTTAATCTGTTTATCATCATAAAAACAATCTACATTTTCTTTAAACTGTACATCTCGAGCAACACCGTACTGATTGTCTATGTAATTAAATACAGCTTGCCCAACTCTCCAGCTTTCAGGTTTACGATTATTTGCATAATCTAAAACCTCTTCTTCAAAATCTTTACGTTCCATAGTAATAATTTTAGTCAAGACCAGTGGATTCGAACCACTCCAGTATCCTCGATACGAGTCGGCTAAGCCAGCTCCTAACTTCCAGTTAGCATATCTTGTAATAGGCTATTTATTTGCGTTCTAAGAGCCTTAAATCATTTCTCTTAACAACTACACCAAAGTCTAACCTAAAGCGTCTCAAATCGCTCCTAAATAGCCTTAAATCAAACGCGCCCTCTCCGTGTCAGAGCAAGAATACACTTAACGCAGGCATAACCTTATTACACGTCACTGTTGTTTGATTTGTGGGATGAGGAGGAATCGAACCTCCTATATGAAAAGTTATGGCAGTGAAACATATTACCATACATCCCGTGTGAGGTTTTTACAGAACCTCAAAACTGTCCTTGTTGGATTTTGTCCACCAGTGACTATTTACCATTAAAATGGGAGGTCGTCACTACCTGATGCCTGAGTACTATCAGCATTTGTAGCTGAAGCAAGAGGATCTGTTGATTTCTCAACATCTGCGACTACCTGTCGCTCAAAACTGTCACGAGAGAACTTCTTAATCTCTGTTTCAGCCTTATCCATTGGCTCTACAAAGATACCATTCTTAGATACCTGAGTATAGTTATTCTTATCGTAAACAACCTTCAGACGTAAAGCCTTCTTAGTTGCTACCATAGGAGATAGAGTCGCCTGTACCCAATCTATCATCTCCTTGAAAGTGTTAAACTCACCTTCAACATTAGGGAGATAACAGTTGATAACCTGCATAATTCGACCAAACTGTAAGTTATCACGACGCTGCAAATCCTCGTCGGTCTTAACCCACATGCTCTTTTCGTTCTTCCACTCTGTCATTGTTGCGGTTTTACCCTCACTATTCTCGAATGTAATTTCAAGAAAATCATGACCATTTGGAGACTTCTTAGCCTCTACAGATTTCAAGAATACGTTCTCATTAATACCAGCTGGTATATAAGAACCATTAGACTCGTTGTTATTCGTAACAGCTGTACTTGTACTATACATAATTTCTTAATTTTATTGAGTTATAACTTCTTAAAATAATAGGGATTAATCCTTATAAACCTTATCCCAATAGGTTGTTATGCTTCCATCATCGTTTCCTTTGGCGATGACTATATCCTGTCCTCTTAGGTGTGGAGCACGGGCCTCCTTAATAGAACCATCTCCTCCTTTGAAACTTATATGAGTCTCATTTCCCTTTCGGTAAACAAGACCTACCGCATCAGCTTCTCCACATACAATTGCAGATAGCTTTCCAACTAAATCAAGTGCCATTTCTGACAACTCTTCTCCGTTGTTATCAATCTGTACATCTTTAACATGTCCGACCAATATGAATTCATCACAAAGCTCTTTAAACATGTCAATTACCTTACGTACAGCTTGTCTAATATAGAAATAGCCAGAACCGTTAGGTAATGTACGAACATCATCTCCCTTCCAGTTCTTTCCAACTGGACTTTGACGATATAAAGTAGCAGCATAACTTAAACAAATCTCCTCTAATCGAGTAGCATTGTCTATTGTAATACGGTTATAGAAATTATGCCCTACTTCTTTATTCTTAGCTCTAATGGCTTGAGCAGCTTCTCCTAAGTCACTAATGTTACGACATTGTATTGCCATAGCATCAATAAACGTAGAACCACCCTCTAAGTCTATGATTAAGTTATTTTCTAACTGTGCCAAAGCTGATGTCTTGCCAGACTTTGGACGACCATAGATAATTAAGAAACGTGGATTAACTGAAACTGCTGGAACTTTAGATGTAGGTAATGTAATCATTAACTCTTAGGTTTTAGATTATTTATTAATCTCAATATTGATATTATGACTGTTAGTATAAATATCAATAATGATCTTCTTCTTTGGAGCACTCAACGTATTCAAGAATTCAAGATTCTCAAATTCGTCGTATGTGTAAATGTCACGGTCAATCTGAATCTCGTCATCGTAGAAGATAACTGGAATGCCCGCAAGCTTGTAAACCTTACCAAATGTGAATGGGAAAGTCTTCTTCTTGCTATAATTAGCAAGGAATAATGCCGCCTCTGCAAACTCGTTGCCCTTCAGTGAAGCGGTGCTGGCCTTGAAGATCTTTGCATCTTCCATCTTAGTCTTGTAATCCTTGAGGTACGAATTCGTCTCCATTAGATTATCAAGAATAAGGTCATCGAGAACCTCAGAATAGTCTGTAGGCTTATTCTTCTTGAGAAAGGAAAATGTGAAAAACTTCTTAATATTGTTGTTACTATTGTTGCCAGTTGTAAAAGTATATGTATTCATAAAATTTCAGCCTTAAAATGTTTTACAATAGACGCTTATACTTCTATCAGATTATTGAACGCAAGGTCATTCTCGAATTCAAGTATACATGGTTTTCCCGCGTCGCGGTTCTTTAACATGTGTATGTATACTTTGTTAGAAGTAGGTAAATGATTCGGACCGTATTCTTGGATGCCCAATATTTCTGGTCTATGTATAACGCAAACGTAATCGCTTGCTTGAAATATAGCGTCTGATGATGACAAATCACTTCTCATAGGATAATGACTTGTCGGATTGTTTATTCTCTCAGAAGATTCTATGTTTCTGTTCATCTGAGCAAGCTGTATAATGCTTGTCATAGGTAGCTTCTTAGCTTGTATGAACACTCTTTCTAACTCACTTATAGTCTCTAATACAGAGCCTACTTGCTTTGTTAGTAACGCATGATCGTATACTATCAAGAAATGCTTGTTAGTTCCTTTAACATACGTATCATAGAATTGGAATATTATGTCTTTAACTTGCGTGGGAGTAGTAGGACTATCTACAAAGTAAATAGGGTACTCCTTTAGCTTATTGGTTACCGATACGACCATTCTGAAGGTATTGTCGTCCAGGTCCTTTTCAGAACTATACAGAGTCGAAGTCGTTCTTCTTAGCTTATTTGAGAGCGTCCTTCCAACCTGCCTAAAACCAACCATCTCTAAAGAGAAGTTTAGTACTATAACATCTTCTGATTCATTTAAATCAATCACGTCTGTGGTAATTAAGTTCGCAAACGAACTCTTTCCACTTCCAGAGATACCCGCAATGGTAAGTACAGTGTTAGGTTCAATTCCACCCATACACTGCTTGTTAAACTTATTCCATCTTGTTTTTAAGCTGACGATTTTATGTTCACGTCTGCCTGCAATATATTGAACAGCTTCATTCGCAACTACAGACATAGGACGTATCAAATTAGATAAGTTCTGTTCCATATGTCTCTGTATTTTGCTCTTGCTGCTCACTTAGCATCTCTTCTTCAATTTCTTCCCACTGATGGTCTTGTAACCATCTCCACATAGTCTTCATATATCCTATTTTGCCTAACTTGGTTTTCTTCTCAAGTTCCTTAACTAAGCATTTGTTAATATGTTCAGCTTTGGTATAGCTTTTACTAACATAGGAGTTATAAAGATTTCTGCATTTATTCTTATTCGTTCTAAGATAGACTTTTTCTCCATCTGGACGAACAACATAAACTGGGTACATATCGTAAAACTGATCAAAATAGCTACGATCTGGTTCGATATAAGCTGTAAGCTTTTCAGATTCTTGATATGTAATTGAATTCCCTCTCTCTATCGAGGTAATAAGTCCTTGTTCGATTAAGTATGATATTTCGTCGTCGCTAATTAGGCTGACAATTTTGCGGACGTCTTGATTATTGGCTTTTTGATTCTTATCCAATACCATACTTAGGAAGACTAATTGATTTAAATTTAGTTTATCTGGATAATCCAGAAGTTTTGTGTTTAATTCAATAATCATACTTTTATACTCTTTGGTTAACAAGTCTGATCGTCAAACAAACTCAGTTGTACACTCGTAAGCTCACTAATAATTTTACTTGCTTTAGAAATGTAATACTGATAGTTTATATGACGATGCTCTATAGGCTTTTCGTCATACGTATTCAAGATAGTAACTCCTGATTCAGTTAAAAGATTTATGTCTGTATATTTCTTTATATCATATTTTTTACCTTGATAAGAAAATTCAAACTCTCTAAACTTCTCATTATATTTTCTCTTGAATAAATAATAATCGTTTGTAGAAGCGTAAAACCTATTAATTCTTTGTACTTTTTCACTTCCGTGATATACATCGAACTTTTTAGCTACGCGTTGACCAATCATAAAGTCTTTAATATCTTTATCAGACATTATAAACTCTTTAACTGGTTGTTTTGTAAGAAAATAATTTATAACCGCTTTAGGAATTACGACTGGTGCTAATCCTTTCCCAAGCTTGGTCTCGGTTATAAACATTCCTTTCTTTTCTATCAGATTAGGGTCTTTGGATTCAGAGTATCCCTTAATAATACCGAAATAATCATTAATTGCGTACTGATAAAACGCTTCATAATCATTGCTTTCAAATACAAGTTGTGTAATAGCTTCTACTTCTGCAATAGCTTCCTGAATTCTACTACGATTCTCTTCCTTAGCTACATACATTACACCATCTGTGTTAGCTTGTATGATCCTACAATCTAACTCCAGCAAACGTTCTATTAACATAAATAAGATCAACTGTCCATTAATTCTTATTCGGAAGACGTTAAATGGATCGTATAACCAACTTGATTCTTCTTGCATTTTCCCCGTTACAGCGTTAAGGGCAAGTTTTAATGTCTTATCCTTAAGTTTCTGTCGATTATGTTTTGCATAAATTCTGTCGTTGTAAACGTCAGTGTAGACCTGCAAAAATTCTTTTCCTACACGACTTGGAGCAAGGTTGTATTTAATTAACAACGATGGGTACATCGACGCCACATCACTGTGCCCAATATACTCATTCTCGTTAGGACGGAAGATTCCTGGTTTGTTGATAGAATGTAATCCACCAACACCAACAGAATAGCCTAAGTTTGAGAGAACAAACTTCTTCTCATAGCCTTTGCGTTCATGCGAATCTACTACTTGTTTTTTCATATCTTCGAGAACGTCTTGTAATTTCGGATTTTTATATTGTATAAAAGGGAAAATCACATCCTTTAACTTTATGTCATCAACTGGCATTTGATTTTTTTTGAGTTCTTTTATATCTGCGCCTGTTTTCTCACAGTAAAGTTTAGCAAGGATGGATTCTCCAATTTTTACTCCATCGAAAGACAAACATTGAATTCCATATTCGCCTTCAATATACAAACGAAGTTTTATGTCTTCTTCAAGTCTATCTAATAGATCTGTAGTAGATTCAACATCGTTTATATTATATGCAATCATTTCGTCAATATCAGAGTCTTCGATTGGTAAATCAAATGAACCTGAATATTCCTGAACGTTTTTATAGTGCATAGTTAATTGCATTTCTTTAAGACCTACTCTTAACTTTGAACTAAATTGCATAGTTAACAAGTCCATAGATTTGAATGTATTTAGATACTTCCATCTCTTAAACTTGTCTATATCTCCATCTTCTGATTCTATTATACACTTAGACAGCTTATATAACGACCTACAGGCTTCTTGACTGGTTCTATGACTCAATTGTCTTTGAAGATCTATAATATAGTTTATAACCACGTCGTCATAATGTTTGTTGTTATAGCCACAAAAGATTATGTCTTTAGAAACGAAAAAATCAACTAACTCTGTTAGCTGATTCTTTCTATTAGATATTTCAAAAAGTAATAACTCTTGTGTTTCTGTGTCTTTACATGTACAATGAAAACAGTTTGGGAAAATCTCTATGTCGTACGTAACGACTTTAAGTTTTCGTATAAACATGGTTCAAAGACTCTAAGTTAATATTGTGGTAGGTGTGGGATTCGAACCTCACGACCGCTGAATTGTTAATACAGTACTCTGGCCTACTGAGTTAACCTACCATTTTAAAGTGTTGGTGGGACGAAAAGTGTCACCACCAGCACTGTTATGCTGCTATACTAAGCAACACCTTGCGTTCGTATGTATAATCAACTGACTTACATTTGTATCCTGACTTGGATACATCTTTAAGTGCTTCTCTACATACGTCTGCTACAGTATCTTTCTTAACGAACCGTTTTCCAGCGAACTTACACAACGGATAACCAATAGTTAATGGATCCATGTTTGGATACGTTCGGATTCCTCCGCCCATATCAATCATAGGCACAATCAATGCCTTTTTCCTGTCAAACGGTAATACTGTTTTGTCATATATCGAAACTACGACATCTCGAAAATGTTCAAGAGCTTTATCTCGCTCTTCTTTCCATGGTTCAAGGAATTCGTTCTTAAACAAATCCATTTCATCACATGGTGCTGGGTGTTTACGTACCCACTTTACAAGTTTATGCTGAGCTAATCGCTCCATAAAGTTTGCACTTCCAATACGTTTGATAACAACTCGTTCACTCATAACTTTAGTTTCTGATGGAACTTTGTAGTAATCTACACAAGCGCCCCAACTCTTCATACGCTCTTCATAGTTCTTACACTTACCTTTAGTAAGCATGTACCAAGGTAGTTTCTTTGAACGTATACTGAAATGAGATTTCAAGTATGCTTTACGATTGTTCTTTACTGTGTTATATATAACGATTGGGTCTAATATATTTGGTTGCAAATTCTTCTCCATTTTGATAATGA